GTCTTCTTCTTAATTCGGGATCCAGTTCTTCTGGTGACATAGGCAAACTTTGCTTTTGCTTCTCCCAGTAACGTTCGTCGCGGTCTTTTAGCAAGTAAACTGCTATTGTACGAGCTAGGAACTCGAGTTGATTATCTGATACTTTTACTTGGACTATACCTTGATTGCTTAAGTCTAGGTACGCTGCTCTTTTAGCAGGCCCAGGATTTCATCCATGGTTTCTTCTATCTTCGCAGTACGACTCGATAAATCTGCGATAGCTCCTTGACTATCTTCTATAACTTTTCTGTATTCTTTATCCATTTTTACTCTCCTTTCTATATCCTCTATTTTTCCTATATAAACTCGTTTGTATCTAGGATTAGGTTTATCCTTATTATTTACTACGTAGTCAGTGGACTCTTTCAGAGTTCCTTTCATGTATTCAATGTGTGCTCGAGGCCAGATTTTTTTGATCTGACCCAGAGTTTTCTGCACATTGAAAACGACTACCATTTGGAAATGTTTCGTACCTTTTTTACCGTATTCGGTACCTATCAATAAATAATCGATATTCCACTGCTTAAATGCAGGGTAACGTTCGTATAAATCCCGTTTTCTAAAGGATTGGTCGCCGGTATCCATATCCCAGTAAGGCTGGGGATTTGTTCCTTTGTCCGCCCTTAAAAGAAAATCACTTTCAGTGGGGTTGTTTATAGTTAAACAATATGCATAAAATTTCATAGAAGATTTTAGTAAGTATTATCATATATAATCGCCTGCGGTGATTGATTTAAATTACTACTCGTACGTAATTCCATGTTACAACTTAAATTAACTTGTGATGCCGTTGCTACTAACGAAGACGACGGTACACCACGAGTTTGTATCATAATAGTTGGACACATTCCACCAAATGATCCTCCACCAGATGCCACTTGTGCCATCTTTTGATAAGGAATTGATTTATTAAGCCCTATCATTAAATTGTGCTTATGAATCGAATTCGGTGTCATCGTTATTTTAGTTCGCTTGATTATTGACCAAGCTCGGCTAAAAGTAATCGAGTCACTTGGTTTAGCGCCAATATTACTCGCTGATAAATCGTCTCGTAACTCTATTGATTCTGAAGTCAATCCTTGGCTCCAACACCAATTTGGCGACATATAACCTACCGCATAAGACTCTGACGCGTACGTAGTAGGACCTAAGTCATACTGTGGTATACAATCATAGATCGTAACCTCTGATGCATTGCTCCCGTTGGTCAATAGCATTTCTGCGGTGACAGATTCTAAGTGAATTGTCATGTTTGACTCTGGTATCGTCAATTCTTGATCAACTAAGCTTGAGCTTGTGAACTTCGTCTGCGCTCTTAAAACATTCGTAAATGCTTCTTGGATAGTCAAACTCGTATATTTGCTATCTGAGTCTGGGTTGTTCAGCACTGGTCGTGCGTGAAGCACCGGAACATCTGCGACGTTTTGACCGTTGTCTACAGACGAAAAAGCTGTTTGAACAGTTGTCTTGAATCTATAATTCTGACGAGGACTTTTTAAAGTCTTTTTCGGTCTGTACATATAGTAGCAACTACTATACGTAGTACCGCCTACGGCTCTAGTATCAATTTTCTGCTCTTGAAAATCTTTTTCCTTCGTCGGGCCTACACGTAATCCGTTGGCTCCGATTGGGATTTTATGATCCTTCGCCATTTTATCTAAAAGGGCCATGCCTCCGGCTATGGTCACCTCTTTCTTGGCTTCCTTTAGAACCGCTTTTAACATGCTCGACGTTCTCGGCATGTATTTTTTGGCTGCCGCCACTGTGGGCTTACGGAATCCTCCTCTTACGTTCGTTGAACTTTTACGAATTTTCGCCATAATTATGTCTAGAGTTAATCTATATATAAAGGGGGGTTAGTGAGAGTCCTGGGGTAATACTAAACCGGCGAACCTCACTAACCCCCCTTTCCCCCCTTTCGAGATTAACTCTTATTATAATAAATTATTTTCTATTGTCAAGGCTCAGCCTCTCCGTACAGTCTTCTTCTTAATTCGGGATCCAGTTCTTCTGGTGACATAGGCAAACTTTGCTTTTGCTTCTCCCAGTAACGTTCGTCGCGGTCTTTTAGCAAGTAAA